TGTTTGGCAAGATATTGTATCATACTGTGAGACGTTGAATAATCTAGACCTTCATAGAGATAATTGTTTTTGTGTCGTTGATATTTCATAATCAATTTCTAATATTGTTTATTTATTATAATAACGAGCTTGCGCTCGTTTGCGTTTTCGCTGATCGCTCAACGCGGATTGTCTTCTTTTTATATTTGAGATTACTATAATTGCGAAGCAATTTAAGTATTATGCAGATTGTTCAGTCACACTTTGCCCAGGCCGGGCAAAGATAAGAGCATTATGCGAGTTGCACAGTACACTCTAGCGTTACAGCATTACCAAGGCGGTCATCCGGTACCTTTAGCTGCGTCTTTATATGACGGCGGTATATACATCTACGCTAACAGACATACACACGTGGGGCTTATTTCCCCTCTTTTTGCCTTTTTATTCTTTTCAAATAACCAAATCGCAGGTCTTAGTAGCGATCGTCATCCTTTCGGGTAGTGGTTAAGCACCTTTGCGGCAAGGTTTTCCATCCCTGTGTACACGTAGACCAGGTTTAGAGCGCACGAAATTAGGCCTGCGCTAGCCAATAAACCGCTTTATTTTGCCTGAGATTGTTCTAGTAGACGCTGTCTAAGTATATTTGAACCGCCAACTCTGACGTTTATAATGCCATTATAATAGTCATCTGTTTCTAAAACCCTACGTTCAAACTGTTCTCGTGCCTCTAGATATGACATTTCTGCCTTAGACTTGCAAAGGTAAAGTATTTCTCTTGTGAAGTTTTCCGGACCTAATGCTTGGACGTCTGCGTTTAACCTGTCTGAAGAGCCGTAATACTCGCGCCAATCGCTTTCTATTACTGATCTTCTTTTAAGTCGTTTGCCTTTGAGTGGGGGTTTAGTACGTTTAAATTGTGCTAATTTCTTGCCTATGTACTTCTGTCCGGTGGTTTTATTTGTGATGATATAAACAAAGCCAATATAGCCTTCTGATATTTCGTTTACGGGTTGATTTTGATACGTCCATTGCACTCATTTAGTTAGTGAGAGTGGTTTTCCTCTCATGCCTTTTCTGGCTGCTCTACGTATTTTACGTTTTTCCTGTATTTCTACTCGCCTTTTTGATGCCTCTGTGCGTATTTCTGATAGCCAATACCTTGCCTTAATGCCTGCCTCGCCTGAACCTTTGTATTCAAATCGTTCCTGCCACTTGAAATATTCTTGAAAAGCATGAATCATTCGGTCGTGACTGTCTGTGCTCATTGAGCTAACTCTTGTAGATTGTGTTTACACCGATCACCATGCCATCTTTTCATAATACCAACGCCTCCAGACTTTCCACAATACTCACAAGTAACAATGATCTGAGGACCGTGCGGTCTACTTGCGGCAATACTAGTTTTGATCTTTTTTAATTTTGCTCCTTCTAAACCATATATTTCTTCCCAAGATTTACCTTTTTTAGCATTAGACATTTTTTCTTTAGTTGCTAAGGTATGTTTTTTATTTTTAAAAGGATTATTTTCCAACATTCTTTTCCGATGAACCTCGGCATGATTCTTCCTTGCTTGCAAATATTCATTTTCTGTAAATGTAAAATTTCTATCTTGATTCTTGCTTTGTTTATTCATCATCCGCCATAACCCACTCCACATTTTTCCTTTGTCGGCATCCTCGGTCATTTCTATCAATAGTTTATGGCACATTAAATGATCTTCTGCTGAAAGATATACAATATTATCTTTGAAATTAGACCCTCCCATACTTTTAGGAATAATATGGTGTTTTTCATAATATCCTAATAGTTGAGATTTTTTTGTAATATGTTGTTGACATTGTTGATATCTATTAATAATTTTAAAATATTCTACAGTATGGTCGTTTTGCATGAACATTTTGTTCTCCTTTGCCTTTACAAGTTATTTATACAAAGGTATGCCTTTACAAGTTATTCAATAACATCAACATCTGTTGCGTATGAGGTGAACCCTCCTTCTTTGATCACCTTTAGTACGTGATTTACTCTGCTGGTTAGATCGTCACGATGACTGATTAGGAACACATTCTTATCACGTTCACGTGTCATCTTTTTCAATACAGCAATACTAGATTCCACACCAGATGCATCCATACCAGAATCCACTAATTCGTCGATGAATAGAAGATTGATGCTGTGATAGAGATTCTCCCACACATCCCTAAAAGCCCAACTCAGGCTCAGTATAAGTCGATTGCGTTCACCCCGGCTTAGATTGTCAAAATCTAAGTCTTGTCCCAGCTGTGTAATTATCACAGTCAAGTCATTCTGAAACTCTACTGTGTGAGGCAACCCGATTTTATCTAGATAATAAGTGAGTCGTTGATTTAGAAATGCCAGATTCTGATCTATTATTCGTTTGCGAACAAAACTATCTTTGTTAGTCAACAGTTTGTACAAGAACTCTTGATGATCTTTGACTCTAACTAGTTCATTAAGATTCATCCAGTCTATTTCCTGTACAGCAGTTTCCTTCAGATCAGTGATTTGATCGTCATAGGGATTTTCTTCAGCAGTTTTGATAGTAATATCACGTTCTAAACTACTCAGTGTGTTTTTATGATTCAGTGCCTGTTCTAGACTGTCATAGACAACCTCAGGACACGCCCCTAACACGTCTAACATATCCAGCGCTTCTTTGAGATCGCTGAGTTCTTTTTCTTGTACAGTTACATTGTCTCTAGATTCTTTGACCTGTTTGACTTTAGTAGCCATCATGGTTTCATATTTTTCGTCATGCACCTCTTGACCACAGCTATGACATTTATGCTCGGCCAACGAAATCAGTTCGTTTTCTAATTTTTCTAAATTTCGCTGTTCTTTTTCAACCGCAGAAGTTTGTTTGGCTATCAACGATACCAAAGAATTTTTATCTTTGTTGTTTTTGCTCCATTCAACTAATGCACGTTGATTCGCGATCTCAACATCGATATCTATATCGCTGAGTCTGTCTATGCTTTTTAGTAGATTGGTCAGAGCAGTTTCTTTCTGTTCTTCCCACATACGCTGTTTGCGGATCAGTGATTCTATACTCTGCTGTATTCTTTCATTGCTGGCTTTCACAGTTTCTACCCTGGTATTTTCTGTAGCCACTGCTTCTTTGGTTAATTTAATCTGTTCCTTGAGGGCTTCGGCTTTTTCACTGAGCAGAGTGATCCCTAACAGTTGTTCAATGATAGCACGTTGTTCTGCAGCCTTCATGCTGAGAAACGGTTCTGTATACGTGTTCAATGCCACGAGATGTTTGAACATTTCGTGTTTCATTGAAATCATTTCTTCAATGGCTTTTTGTGTTTCTCTGCTGTCTCCCTGACTTTCGTCAAGATCTGTGAGTTGTTGTTCTTGCCCGTTGATAGAGAACTTTAATATGTTAGGTTTACGACCACGTTCGATGTGATATTCAACACCGTCTTTGTCAAAAGTCACAGTGGTTAACATGCCTTTGCCGTTGATCTTATTGATAAGATTGTCACGCTTGATATTAGTCAATGCCTGTCCGTAGATGGCATAGCTGAGACCGTTGATGATAGTGGTTTTACCAGTGCCATTTCTAGCACCCGAGTCATCACCGCCTAGATCTAGATTCTCACCTAGCACCAGTGTTAACTGTCCGCGATCAAAGTCTATGGCCTGTGTTTGAGCTCCAACGCTCATGAAATTGCGAACGGTTAGATTTTTTATCTTAATTGTCATAGGTGTTGATAGATGTTTAGCAGCAGTGTTTTGTCATAGTTTTCACTGTCAATGGCATTGATTTGATTCATTACTATGGTGTCCACAGATTCAAAATTGATATCGATAGGAGCAACGTTGGTTTCTATATCCACTTTCTCTGGAATTAACATTAGTTCACGCAGTTTATACTGAGGAACAAATTGTTCTTTGATAAAGTTAGCTTCTTCAAAGGTAATAGGCAGATCGATGGTCACACGGCAGTGCATTTTTTCTCGCAGCAGCTGATCTGGTCGATCGATAATCTCGCTGAGTTTGTATGTGCGATATACAGGTTGACCGGGCCAGGTTAGATATTGAGGTTTATTACCCCACTCTAATATCATCATGCCACGATCGTCATCGCCTGCATCGGCGTAGTTATGAGGAAATGCGTTGCCTATATAGGTAACGTTGCCTTTGGTTTGCCGTTTATGGAAGTGCCCACTGAATACATATTCTTGATTAGTAAAATGTTCTGCTTGTAATTGTCCGTGATCCGGCATCTGTACCATAGCATTCATGTAGAACAACGGTAATTCTAAATGGCCAAATATATAACGGCTTTTGAGTTTAGGAATATCACGCCACTCTTCGCCTACTAACCAGGGCATAATTGTAACATTGCCTTCTGTGAGTGTTTCTTTGATTGGAATCACATTAGGAAACAATCTCATGAATTCCACAGAGTTGATTTCTCGTTTGTCTTTGTAGAACAGATCGTGATTGCCTAAGATGAAGTATACTCGTTCAAAACTTTGACTGAGTCGTTCTAAATTACTCACGGTATAATTCATAGTACTGACATCGGTAGTGCTACGATTATGATGCCAGTCTCCTAAGAATATTGCAGTTTCACAGCCTTGTTTTTGGGCTGTGTCACAGAACCAATTGACAAATTCTTCGCAGTCAGTGTTGTGCGTTCTACTGCCCGACTTGAGACCAAAATGTATGTCGGTGAAGGAAGCCACTTTCTTGAATAGATTCATAGTTTTATTATATTACGCCGATAAACAAATGTCAATCCCAATCGCTGGTATTAACATTTACCACAGGAGCGACACCCCCGTTGCCACCACTGTTTTGTCGTGTCCATGATGGATTCATACCATTCATTTCGAGAATGTCGTCTCGAATGTTTTGATTACGCTTCTCAAGGTTGATAATTCTAACGAATGAATTGGTCACAGCAGCAGTATAATAGGCAAAAGGATTATCAGATTTACTTTCATCGAATTGTAGTCCTATTTGAGTTAGTTGAAGTATGGCTTGACCTTTCATTTCATCATTGTAGGTATAGCCTCGCACGTTGCCACGAGTGGCATATCGTTCACAGAGCTTGATGAACATACGGGCTAGATTGTTAGTCATTTGGCCATGATCCTTAGAGAATTTTCCTTGATTGAGATCCCCCTGCCAATGACTTTTGCCCACGCATACGAGATTGTCGTTGGCGTCATATTTCCAATGTTGGAACGGTGGAAAGTTAACTTTGTCATGACTGTCTGCGGTATTTTTGAGAGTCTTCTTACGACCAGGTGCCAGCGGTACATGAGTGAAAGTCATTACCCGAAACACTAGGTCTTGTTTCTGTACTTTGCGATAGTCCATTTCAAACTCTTTGGCTGGCATTTTTTTACCGGCAGCGATCACAGCGGATTCGTGAGCAGTCTTGGACATTTTTGCTGCACGATTTCTTTTGGCTTCTGCTATGGTGCGTATGTTCAGTTTTTCCAAGTTTGTAACAATAAGATCGTAATCACCGTATGCAGGATCTATAAAACTACAGTAGGTGTTTTTGCTGAGATGTATTTCTCTAAGTAGATCTTTGTTA